AATCTTACTATCAACCTACATTCAATGGTTATACAAGTATTAAGTTAGTATTAAGTTATACTAAAAAGATACAAATGTTAGTGAATAAACACAAAGTATTATAGATAGTATATCTATGGGTTAAAAAGATGATTTAAAAACTCTTTGTTATGTGTTTTTTATTAGGAGGTTATTATGCATAATATAATTTCTTACAATCAATTAGCTGGATGGAAACAATTTGAGACCACCATCGACCGATGTAATACACAAAACGATTTAATTAATGATTACTTTAACTGTCTAATCGAATGCGATGATAAGCAACAAACCTGTAAACGTATATGTAGAGAATTAATTAAATAAAATGAAAGGGGGTCCTAAGACCCCCTTTTTTATTCTGGTAATTTTTTCTTGCCAATATTATACTTACTTTCTAGTGTCCATTCATTCTTCTCTTTATAAGAAAGAACTTTAATCTGACTTAGTGGTGCTACATCTGCAATACTATCTTTATTAACTACTGCGACCAGACCCCAATCTTCCAGAAGTTGAATAATTCTATTTCTACGTTGTACATCATTCACAGATAGATTTGCTCTCTTCCCATCTAAAGCAAATAGTTCTTTGAAATGCACAATAAAGTATCTACCTTGTTTATGAAGAATGTGACAAGATTGATAGATAATTTTTTCTTTCCTTGAAGCAACTCCAATGCGTGTCAATGTCTCACGAACTTTCAAAAAGTCATCGGGTTCTTTAAGAGAAATCTCCACCATTTTGTCGGAAGACCATTGATACTCAACATTAACATCAAAACTAGAAGTCATTTTTTTCCTCCACGATTCATCTTAGATTTTATAAATTCAATTTGTTCTTTCGACAAAATACTCAAAGCAATCTTTGCTTTTTGTTCATTATAACCATAGTATTGTTTTACTAGTTCTAATGACTCAATTTTGCCTTTTTTCAACCAAGGAGAAAATCTCTTCTTAGGTCTCAAACTATTTAGTAAAAAGTCATATTGTAACTTTTTATCTAGATTATAATTGATATTCATTTCATTGATATAAAGAATCGTATCAACAAATGGAGACAAACATTTATTGATGACAAATGGAGGATATGATTTTTCACACTCTGGATATTCATCCATCAAATTATTCTTCTGATAGTTAATCGAATTCAACCAATCTTTCAACTCAAACATTATAAAAATTCCTCTAAAGATGACTCACTATAATTATAACACTTTTTCCAGTTAATTCTTATAATTCCCTGTATGTGTCCTTTACTATGTTTTCTAGTACGTCCTGTCCACTCTACGATTCCAGGATGTTTTTCTATTAACATTTCATGTGCTAATTTATCAGTTTCAGCTGTGCGACCTTGATCTTGACAACCACCCTCTGCCCATTCTTTTGATTTAAAAAGATACTTATCAGTAATTCTTGTTTTCAATTTCATTTTAAGAACTTGTAAAACAAAATGATGATCTTCACCATAAGGAACGGACCAATCCAATCTTTCTATTGGCAGGGTATGTCCATTAATTAAAAAACATTGAATTATAATTCCATGATCTTTTTCATCAAAGTCTTTTGGAAACATTCCATAGAATGTTAATCCACCAACTGTAACTCCTTCAGTAAACCATCTAGTTGCCATTTCACCCAACATATCATCGTAGTCTTGTGATGTAAATGGTTCTTTCGATGGTTTACCTTCTATTTTCTTTTTTGTTTGACGATTGACATTTCTTTTCAAGAAATACATATCATCATCCATCATTACATAATAACTTCCTTTTCCTTGTTCAACAATCCATTTGCGAGTATTAGCAATTCCTTTTATTTCTGGGGGCAAGCAAAGTACATTTGGATATAATGATTTTGCTTCTTCATACTCGTGTGGTTGTACTACAAGATAAGTTATTTTTTTCCATTGATCAGGAAGACCATTGTATGTAATTTGATTAGTGATTCTTCCTAATGTTGGAATGTAAATTCTATCTAACATTATTCAACCCATGTATACGTCGGATATTTACCGACAGCATCATAGATGTTTGGATGTGACATTAAAGCTTTTCTATATGGAGTAAATTTAATTCCTCTACCCCAACCAATATTAAATTCAAATAATTCTTTCTTGGTAATAGATCCATGAGACTTAATGATCTCAACTAGATTGTCAACAACTTTACTATTAACACTTCTGATACCGTCATAAAGATAATCAATATACACACTCATGTTTTGTATTTGTGTTTTATATTGGAGATTATCTCTAGTATAATTTAGGCACTTTGCAGCTTTAATATTTCTAGTTGAAGGATCATCAAGATAAGAATTAAGTAAATTAAGTAGTTCTTGATTATTAGAAAAGAAATCTGCCTCTGGATATAGTTCTTTGTAATAGAGTTCATCGTACATTACATAGGGACAACCATTCATCATCCCATCGGTTGTAGATACACTCCATCCACCATACTTTTGTTTTGGTGATACACCAACTTTACATGATTGCAGTTTTTTATAATAACCAGCCTTGTCAAATTTTTCTGTACTAATCCAAGATTCTGTAGACTTATCCAATAAAGGAATCCATACTGTAAAGTCTTGTCTTTGCTTTCTAAGTTCACCCATGACTTTCATAAAATTTGGAAAGTCTTTATATGTATCTGGTCTATGATTGAAAACAATAATTTTTTCAGATTCTTTATTTACAGACGTAACAATATCACTATCTTTAACACCAAGATATTGTACTGTGAGAATTTTATCTAAACGTTCGCAAATGCTTTTGTTAAACGTTTCTGATGCTTGATTAATAACTAATTTCTTTTGATACTCTGTGTTTAGATAACAACGATCCATTTCAAGAATACCTGAAATGTTTTGTACAAAACTATCCTTAGACCAAGCAACAATATTTTTTAAATCAAACCAATGACAATACCCGAATACTGGTGGAGTATGATGAGTGATATTATATAAAGTATTGAGAATCTGATGAGTGTGTTCGGGAAGATGACTAAAGATAATATCAATATCCAATTCATGTGATGCGATCCTCTTCATTTCTTTTACATCAAAATGAGATCGCATCACTGGAGGATACGACATAAAAGACATGAAGAACTGAGTTGTATTTGGAAAATCCAGACAACTTAAGTATTGAGGCAAAATTAGATAGAAGTGCAAATCATCACGAATAAGATTCAACTCATAAATCATATTCTTAATGACTTGAATATAACTATCTTTTTCAAGATCTTTTGTATATGTGATGTTTGGATAAACAAGAATTCTTTTTACTTTTTTGATTACAACTTCTTTGTCTACAAAATCTAATAGGTTCATCGGATAATATCAATTGTATTCATTGTGGTTTCATTCCAAACTTCAAGTTCAGTACGCAGACAATTAGTTTCTTTAAGTTTATTAAAACGATTAGTAGCTTTGTTTTTCCACCACTTGATAAGATTATTTAGATAGAACTTTTCATAGTTCTCTGGATTGGGAATCAATACATCAGTCTTACCAAGTAAAACATCACGGACATTTCTAAATCCATAATCGGACATGTAAAATCTTTTTTGTGTAGTTACTTCTTCACGATCTTTAATAAACTGAACAAACTCAATATACTTAATTGGATAATGTTCTTTCATAGAATTTTTGATGATAGAAATCATCTTGGTTTGAATTTTTAGTTTTCTACTGGAAGCACCTTTATGAACTAATTGTTCACCACCATTCTTCTTGATAAACCATTTGTGTAAATCATGATACACAAAGTCTGGAAGTGTCAAAAGAAACTTAGATTGAGTATCTCCGAGATATCTTAAGTATGGTTTTAGACCATCATATTGTGAAGTCCCTTTGATATTACCATATAAAGAAGTTGTTTCAAACAAACAGATATCGCAATTATACTTGTTGTTTACTAATTCACGAACCTCATGACTTGCACAAATAAGACTGAGCAATTTACCACCAAGATAATTATATCCAAATGGTTGCACGGGGACAATGATAAATCCCATTATCGCATGTCTGTTAAACCTAGAAAGTTCTGGAACTCCATCTAGATAATCATTTCTAGGCTTTGAATTAATTACAGGAGATCCCAGTTTAATAAAACCAACATACTTTCCAGTATTAGTTTCTAGAATTGCAAGTTTAAGCTCTTTACCTGGTGCTTCTTCATAAGTGAAGGAAGCAGTCATTTCCAACAGTGTGTTGAAAGTATCATGTTGTGGTTGTACCACTTTGAAGTTCATATCCTCAGGAGACATATCATATGATTGAAACATATCATCTTCCATCGAAAACCCAAACAAGGGAGTAGGAATTTCTTTGATACGTTCAATTTTTTTTATACGAAAATAATCATCGATACGGTTAATAGAACCATACGCTTCTTTGATTTTTTCATACGCATATAAAGTGTCGTCTGGGTTTAGAATCATTTTAATTCACAACAGTAATATTTGAATAATGTTTTTTCTCTATCAGTCAAGCCCTGACCATACAGACGCGCTTCATGAAACCCGACCTGTTTAATCCCCTCAAGTTTTCCCTTTGTGTGTCTCTCTATAGTAGGATACTTCATTATTGATTTTTTGTCAACACACAATACTTTTGTTCTATCAAAGTTAAAGTATGACATCAAAAAATTTGTTGGACGTTGTAGAAATTTTTCTTTTCTTCCCAGGAAACTTACATGTTTATAATAACTAGGCCAGTCATTAGTCCATGCACTCCAACGTTCAACATCTACAGTAACTGTCAGAGTTCCATCAATATAAACTCCAAGATCCACATCATAGATTCCAAAAGGTTTTTCTATAAAAGATACATTTTGGTTTTTGTACATCTTGGTTAAGAAATTAATCATTATAGTCACATCCTGATCGTCATCAAAATGATTTTTTCGATCAGAATATGAACCAAATTTATTAATGTCGGAGTTAGTAATATATTCCATTACATAATCAGTTTCTTTTCTGGAGTGATTATAGGACTAAACATCTGCACATATTGATCAACAACAGAGTCATCACATTCTTGAATGTATACAACAAATTGTCGATTAATTTTAATTTCCTTTTTGGTTTTGTTGATTAGTGGAGACCAAGGTGCAAAATTGATATTACCATTTCCCATAGGTACTGGTTGAATACCATTCACAATGGTAACAAACTCCTGGGAAATGTCGATCACATCAGCAACAATGTCTTCACCAGAAGACATACGAATTAGTTTTACGTTCATTTGAATTTACAATCACACATAATTTCGGTTAGACATGCAAGAGTATTAATCTCTTGATCAGCAACAAAAGCAGACTGATATTGGTATTTAGCAAAAATCAAAACTACTTGTGGAATAGAGTTTGGATCTAATGTTGCATACATTGAATCGTAGATTTTACGAATTACTGCAGTAACATCATTATCCAAGTTTTCAACAACCCACTTACGAGTAGATCCAAAGTCTTTATTCTTTAGATACTCGATAAGATTTTTGGTATTAACATCTGAAACTGCAGACAAAATACCGACATCAATAATTCCAGATGCAGCATACTTTTGAAGTTCATTCAGAGTGCGTCTCCAATCAGGAAAATATTTGTTTACTATTTCTGCAAGTACTTTTTCATCATACTTAATACTTTCATTATCGAGAATACCCTGAAGTCTTTTGAAGAAGTTACTTGCGATTGATGGTTTGTCTTTTGATGGTATTGAGAAGTCAATGATTGCACATCGACTGTGGAGCGGTTCGATGATTTTGTTTTTGTAATTGCATGTGAAAATGAATCTGCAGTTGCTATGAAACGTCTCAATAGAAGCCCGTAGGAGGAGTTGGGG